CTTTTTTCCTTTAATGTATTTAAGAAACACATTACGTTTTGGTATTAGATTTTTGTAAATAGTATACACTTGTTTATCGGTTAGGTATTGATATTTTTGGACAATGTTTACAACTTCAATGTAATCAGGATTCATACTCAGAAAACGATGTACCATGTAATTATTCCATGATTTTTTATCATCATCTGAGAATGAGTCCCAATCACCTTTGTTATAGGTTATTTGTTTTAACCAATCGAATATTGTCATTCCTGTGGTAGAAATTCTTCGTTAATGTGTCCACAATTTTTACAAGCAAATACTGGCATAGGAATCAATGCCTCTTTACCTGTTGGTGAAAGAATAGCTGATAGTCTACGCATTTTTATTACTTGTTCAAATTTATCACAACCACAATTTTCACATTTTACTTCTGTGGTTTGAGTCATATCCACATGCACTTGTTGTTGTTCTCCGTACTCCATTTTTGATTTAATTTATTGTTTATAATTGATTTAATATTGCTGCTATTAGCGACATAAAATTTATTTCTTTATCAGGTACAGTCACTGATCTGTATTGGTATTCACCTATTAATATAGCGATTTGAGGTGATGATTTACTGTATTCATCTACATTGTCAAACAAGTATCTAAATGCATTATCAAACTCACTCACATTAGAATCAGCTACTAGTTGTCTGATTTGGTTAAATGATTTGGATGATGGTTTTTTCAATATAGCTAACATTTTATCCAAATAGCTAGAATCAACCAACACATCACGTGTAAATTTCAGTTCACCTTTTCTAACAAATCCTTGTACTGTTTTTATTACTTTACGCACATCAGGATAGTACATATTCACTATTGATGCTACATCAGTAGCTTCAAACCCCACATTCTCTTGTTGTAATATATTAACAACATTTAATGCTACATCTTTTTTAGTTGGGGGTGTTAGCTTATATGTTTCTAGTCGACTTTGTAACGGTTCAATGATACGCTCTATATAGTTACAAGTGAAAATAAACCGCGTATTTTTGCTGTAGGTTTCAATTACATTACGTAGCGCGGCTTGTGCTGCTCCCATTAAGAAATCCGCCTCATCTAGTATTACCACCTTTAATGGTTTGAAGGACATGGTGGAAGCAAAGCCAGTAATTTTATCTCTTACAGTATCAATACCACGCTCATCTGATGCATTGATGTAGATATAATCACAATCAATATTATTTACTATTAGTTTAGCAATAGTGGTTTTACCTGTACCTGCTGGTCCATAAAACATAAAATTAGGTACATCATTTTCTTCAATACATTGTTGTACTCTATCTTTTACCGTTGGATTACCAATATAGGTATCTAGGGTATTGGGTCTGTATTTTTCAACCCATAATGAATGTTCTTTCATAACTTGTTTTTTATAAGAAATTTAGCCGTTCTTATCAGTTTTTTAGTCGTTTAATACTTGTTTTTTACTGATTTTGTTTTCGAATTTATCGAAGCGGGAATCCATTTGTCGATAAATTTCATCAGAACTAGAATTAAACAGGCGATAGCTTTCTTCAAATCTACGATTCATCCCATGCTCAATTCTATCTATTTGTTCCCATATATTTCGTATTGTATCACGATCTGATTCAATATAATTTTGGGTTTGTTCTTTTAATGTTTGAAACTCTTTATAAAATCTAACCGCAAATACAACTGCAAGAATACCCACAACCATACCTGCACCTACTATAAATGATAATGTTTCCATATTTTCTAATTTTTAAATGTTAATAAATATAAACATCAAAGAACGGCTAACATTTCTTAAATTTACATCATTCCTCCCATACCTCCAAATCCTTGGTCATCTGTTTCACCTTCTTCTTTTTCAGAATATACACACGCATCTGTTAGAAGAATAGTACCAGCAACCGAAGCAGCATTTTCAAGTGCTGAGCGTACTACTTTGGTAGGATCGATGATGCCTGCATCGAAGAAATCCTCTTGTTTATTTGCTTTAATATTAAATCCACTCCAATCACTATCATTAGCTTCAACACTACTAGTAATAGTATAGGTGTTTTCAATACCAGCATTAGTTAAGATTTTAGACATAGGCATTGATAGAGATGAATATACAATTCTAGCACCAATATTATTAGTTTCTTCTAGTACACGTTTTGCTCTTAACAATGCAACACCACCACCAGGTAGAATACCTTCTTCAATAGCTGCTTGTGTAGCATGTAGTGCATCATCTACTCTATCTTTTTTCTCTTTAAGCTCCAATTCAGTAGCAGCACCAACATTAATAATAGCAACTCCACCTACCATTTTAGCTAATCGCTCTTGCAGCTTTTCCATTTCATATGGTGATTTAGAACCATCAATTTGCGCTTTTAATTCCTCAATACGCTCAGCGATTTTACCCTCATCACCTTTACCATCAACAATTGTGGTATTGTTTTTATCAACTGTAGCTACTCGACATTCACCCAACCAGCTCATATCAAACTTATCTAATCGCATACCTTTATTAGCAGAAACTACAGTACCATTAGTTAGTACAGCTAGATCTTCCAATACTTGTGTTCTACGATCACCAAATTCAGGTGCTTTAACAGCACATACTTTCAATGTACCACGCATTTTATTTACAATCAATGTAGCCAATGCTTCACCTTCTACCTCTTCAGCAACAATAAGGAATGGTTTTGCTGTTTGTGAAACACGTTCTAGCAATGGTAGCATATCTTTTACTTGTGTTAGTTTACCATCATAAATCAAAATGTATGGTTTTTCTAACACAGCAGACATACTATCATTATCTGTAACAAAATATGGTGATTTGAATCCACGGTCAAACTGCATACCTTCAACCACTTCCAATGATGTTTCACCAGTTTTGCTTTCCTCAACAGTAACAACACCCTCTCTACCTACTTTTTCCATAGCGGTAGCAATAAGTGTACCCACTTCTTCATCATTATTGGCAGAAATGGTAGCAATTTGTTTTAGCTGTTCTTCAGATGTAACATCGAGACTCATTTCTTTCAACACATCCACCACTTGTTTAACGGCTGTATCAATTCCACGCTTGATTTCAACAGCATTCGCGCCATTATTGACATACTTAACACCTTGATTTACCAAAGTAGCAGCCAATAGTGTGGAAGTAGTTGTTCCATCACCAGCAACAGTAGCTGATTTTTCTGATGCTTGTCTAATCAATTGGGCACCCATATTTTCTACTGGGTCCTCGAGTTTGGTTATGGATTTAGCGATTGTAACACCATCTTTTGTTGATACAATACCCTCCATTGGTTTATCAATGATCACATTTCGACCATTAGGGCCCAAACTAACTGTAACAGCATCAGCTAGTTTATTAACACCAGCAAGTAGTTTTTGTCTTGCCTCTTCTTTAGAACTAATTTTATTTATCATCTTCTTGTTTAGTTTCTTTAATTACACACATAATATCTTGTTCACGGCACACCAAATATTCTTCACCTTCAACAAATACTTTTTGAGCACCAAAGTTAGGCACAACAACAGTATCACCTACTTGAACCGTAGTACCAATGAATTTTCCAAATTCAGATAGTCTACCTTTACCAGCGGCTACTACCTCACCCATTGAGGGTTTTTCTTTACCTAAATCAGGTACCACAATATTACCATACTGTGTTTCTGTTTCTTCGATAGGTTTAATTACAACCTTATCACCTAGTGGGATAATTTCTTTCATACTACTATATTTTCTTTAAATTGGTTTAACATTTCATTATATTCATTCATGTATTCTTTTAGTGATTTAGTATCACCTTTACTATTAACTTTCATTTTAGCAATACGGTTAAGTGCTGATGATAGAGTAGTACAAAAATACAACCCATTATCCTCATTGCTCTCATTTACTACTGTAAAGTTATCGTCATCAACCTTGATAAAGTAGGGATTCAACAACTCATCTTTAATACTTGTGTAGATTTTTTTAGTACGACCTTTAGCCATTATTATTGATTTTAATTAATTTTCTTCAATATACGGAATTTCTTCTATGATACCAACTTCCTTTATCTCTTCTAAAAAGAAATAGTACCCATTTTTCTTAGCCACTTTATCAGCACCTAAGTACTCTTTGTATCCAGAAATGTCGAATTGATATGATTCGGGTATCATGCGTTTTACTACCCATAGGGTATCATCCCATTCCACAACCTGTTTTTTAATCTCTAACATAACCTAAATATAATAAAAAGAGAGAGGTGAACCAAGCCTCTCTACATTTTTCTTTTACTTAATTACTATACGTTTTGATACTTCAACTTCAGCTTGCTTTTTACCAATGGTAATAGTTAAAATACCATTTTTAAAACTAGCATCAATACTATCAGTATCTAATTTATCGTTCAAAATAAATGAACGTTTAAATGATGAATGCTTCAATTCTTTTTTAATATATGTTGCATTTTCATCATTAAATTCTTCAGTTGATTTTCCTGAAATAGTGAGGACATCTTTTTTAATTTCAATATCAACATCATCTTTAGTTAATCCAGCTATTTCAGCTCGGATTTTTAAATTATCAGGGTAATCGATTACATCACATTTTGGGTATGATCCTTTGGAAATAAAATTCACACCAAATGTATTTGTAAGTTCTGGGAAATGTGCTTTAACCATTTCATCAAACACTTGATCAAAGCTATCAACGAATAGGTCTCGTTGATTTAGTAGTGAGGGTAAATTAACTTTTTTCATTTTACTTTAATTTTTAACGTTTAACATCTAAAAATTCACGGGTTCCACCTTAGGTGCAAACACGGGTTCATTATATAAATATATACGAGCTTTAGAAAATTACTTCATATCATAAAGATTACGATAATTTCTTTTCAATCCATTATCATCAAAACCATAACCAACAAACCATTCTTCTCCCATATTAGAAAAACAGGAATG